CTCGCCCTGCCGCTCGTCACGCTCTCGCGCTGTATCGAACAGGCTCGCCAACTTTTCGAGTTGCGGAGCGTCCGCGTCATCAACGGACTTCGCATCGCTAATGTCGTCCAGTACGGACTGAAACTCGACTTGTTCTTCCGCGACCGCTGTAATAACCGCACCGAGAAGGTCGCCTTCAGGGTCATACGGACTCTTGAACGACTGCTTCATCCGGGCCTCGGGGTCTAACGTCCCGTCATCGGCATCACCGTCACTAAGAGCCAATCTCAGTCACCTCGATAAAGTCGGCGTCGGTCATCGCCACTTCCAACTCATCAATCGTGATGTCATCGGTCTGTGTCGGGTCGGAGTCGATACCGATATGGACGTTCGACCGCTGAACGCCACGAATCCGCATCACGCGGTCTTTCACTTGGTCGTAGATGACCTCCTCCCCAATCTCAACACCGGGGAAGCGCGGCCCATCAATCGCCCGCCCGCCAATATACTCGATAATGTTGTTCTTGATACGCCGCTCTCCATCCAACGGATACGTCTCAGCCCCATCCACCTCAACGTCCACGTAGATGTCAACCGCATCGACGCGACTGAACCGCTCCGTCACCTCCCGACCATCATCGTACTCCGCTATTCCCTCGTCCTCGCCAAGCGAGTCGATACCCGCCGCCTTCGACTCGAACACCGCCTGAGCGAGCATATCATTATCCAAGTCCCTGTCCAGCACGAACACCTCAATCGCCGTCTCCGGTAGGTTCTCCGTGACGCGAACCGACAGGATGTCCTCGTCCCACGTAAAGATGTTCGACTGAATCGCCGGAGCCGTACTCACCCCACCCGCGTTGAGCGTAGTCGAGTAGCGCAGTTTGAACTCCGTGTCCGTCTCACGGTTTCGCCCCGTCTGGAACTCGGGCGGGCCGAACGACCCCGCTCCCACCGGATTCGTCACGTCGGAAATGCCCGAGATACCATCCACAATTTCGGTAATCTCGTTCGCCTCGACGTTGGTGGCCTCACCGATTTGGTTCTCATTCAGCCCCCCAGCAACCTGCCACGGCGAAAGGCCCTGAACCTGAATCTCATCCGTCTCGCTCTCACCCTCGAACAGCGTGAACGATTCCGTCGTCTCGAACGGGATATTCGGCCTCGTCCTCGTCGCCGGAACCTGTACCCGCGTCCCCTCGGGAATATCAATATCACGAGGTGCGGGCGTATCCCGCGAGAAGACCACGACCGACTCCGCCGGTCGAAGCGGTCTACGCTGGAACCCGGCCAGCGCGAGTTGCTTGTCCAACTGCTCGCCTTCCGCGTCCTCGTAGAACGACGCGAAGTAGGAGTCCTCAGCCGCGTCCCATTGCCGCGAGATTTCAATAGCGAACGCATCTATGAGTTGCTGAACGGGACTGTTCGGCTGGAGGCTCACATCCTCGGGCAGTTCGTTCTGAACGTGTGTCCGCAAATCCTCACGGATGTCAACCACGTCCTTCTTGTTGAAACGCCCATCCTCGTCAACGCCGTAACTCATATCTCCGCCTCCAGTTGGATGTCGCTGGTATCACTACTCAGTTCGACGTGGACGCTCACCGAAACGTTCCGGTCACGCCGCACTTCCTGTGCATCCGTCTCGACGGTCACATCAACCACACGCTCGACACGGTCGTCCTGTTTGAGTGCCAGCCGCACCTCCCGCCGAAGCACGGACACCGGCTGTGTCACCACCTCGAAGACGCGGAACCCGTGCTGGCGGTCAAACGGGTCTTCGCCGCGTACCGTCTGCAACAGCACTTTCAACTCCTGCTCCGTCGCGGCTCTCCCATCGAGCAAGCCGCTGTTGTCCCTGAACGCCTCAGGTGAGAGGTCACCGTCAGCATCGAGTTTGAGTGTCGCTTTGTGTTTCATTGGTTTGCCTCACGAACGCTCGTCACTAAACGGTTCTCGCCCCTTTCCCCTCGACAACCCCAAATATAGATATAGATTTAAAATACGGATATAGATTTACCGTCCAATGCGCAGTCGTCTACAGCGTGATTATCACGCCTACTGGCCGGACTCCTGTACGCCGCCGCCAAGTCCGAGAAAGGTGTCGTTCATCTCACCGTCCTCAGTCACGACTTCCGCGCTGTTGATTCGCACTTTACCCGTGTTCCCATCGAGAACGAAGTTGATAACCGGCTCACCGCTTTCGTCAAACATCACGATTTCGATTTCTCGCTCGAACGGATCGAACCGAACGTCAAGTGCCTGTTCAGGGTCTTCGGTTGGAAGCCCATCGTTCATCTGAATCCGTAGCTGACCCTCCCCGTACTCCGGCTTCTCGTCTTCATCGAACCAGTACATCGGAAAGAACACGGCTGACTCAAGCGTGTGGTGCCGACTAACCTCGGTATCCTTGTGGCCACGCTCGCCCTGTTTGTTGTAGAGCGATTCGCGTGTGTGCATCAACAGCCCTTCGTCGTCCTTCGCCACCGGATACACGATTCCCTCACCGTTTCGCGCAAAGGTGGTGGCTATCGGCACATCGCCGATAAACACCTCCTCGTCTTCTTTGAGCGTCACGGTCACCCGTTGCTCGTCCAAATCGACTTCTTCGACAATCGCCGGAGACGTGGTGTGAACCCCGCGCATCTGCTGGTCAACCATCTGCTTCATCGCCGTATAAACGTCAACGTCGTCCTTTCCCATGATAATCACCGTCGCGTCTCGAACTGTGGCCCGCCACCGCCACCCGTCCGCGTTACGTTATCTTCGTATGATTCAGCCGGAGTTAGTTGTTCTGCCGTTCCGCGAACCAGATGATCGCCCGTCACGGTAGACGACTTATACTCGTAGCTCCGAATCTCGAAGTTGCCGGTAATACGGTCGGTTTCAACCCGCACCTGTTGGCCCCGCTTGATTCGTGGCTCGCACATCGCCTCGAACTCAATTGTTTTCTCGCGGGTGTCCTCGTCCGCCTTGGGATTCACGCTCGTCAACAAGCCGTCGTAGGAGAGCTTTGGAATCGACTCATCAATGCCGTCGTCAACCACGAAGTACAGCGTTCCGGCTTCAGCCCAGTACGTCCACGTTTCGCCCGTGAACTGTCCGGCATAATCCGTCAGTTCCTCCAACCAGTGCGTAAGCCGTTGGTGGGTACCCACTGCGAACGTCGGCTGAATCGCCTCACCCGTTGTATCGGTTTCCGCACCCAGCCCGACTTCCCCCGCCAACGCCGCCGCAATGTCTTCGGGCGGTTCCTCGAAAAACGTTCCATCAACCCGCGACCGTAACACGTCTTCGCTGGCATCTCGCCCGTCGATTCGATACTGTTGATCGGTGCCGTCAAACTCCGTGTGCGTGTTTTCGACCGACCCCGTAACCACGACATCTTGCGGGCCGTTTTCCCACCCCAACTCGATTTGGACACCCGTCTCCCCGGACTCGATGTCCTCGAAGGTGTCCTCGTTCAGATTATAAATCGTCAGTTCGTATTCGAGGGGGTCTTCTCGCGGGTTCGTCACGATGATGTCCATATCGAAGTTCGACACATCATCCCCGCCGATAACGACGTTGCGGTACTGCTTCCAGACTGGTTGAGCCATTAGGCATCCACCCACGCTGGCGGCCTGTCCCACGTCTCCGGTGGCGCACCCTCCGGGCCGGGGACGGCGTACATCAGCACGTTATCGCCCAAGTTCTCCGGCGTAATCTCCGACGCACCGCCGGATGGATCGGAGAAAAAGAACTCAACAAACGGAAGATACGAGTATGCCCGGCGATACTGAACCATCGACCGCTCAACCACAAACCCATTGTCACGGTTTAGATGCGTAATCCGCATGACGTACCGGTTTCGACTGTTGTTCCACTCGAACCGAAAGCCGAACTCCTGTCGTGGGAACGACTGTAGTTTCGCCCGAAACTGAACGGGGCGCAAATCCGTGAACGGCTGACTCGGTAGTTCAATTATTTCTCCCATACGTACTTACCTCCAAAACGGCCACCAACCGCTGTCCTCATCCGCCTCCTCGACATCCTCATCGTCTGGGTCATCACCCGATGGCCCCGCACCCTCGGTTTCACCCGTATCATCGCTTGAAACGTCTACCAAGCTACCCACACCGCTTTCATCACCACCACCACCATCGCCGGACTGCGCCCCGCCGTCCGGTAACTCGACCACAAACTCGCTACTCTCAACTCCCGCCTGAAACACCTCGCGGACTGTCCCGGTCACGCGAACGTGCGACTTCATTTCGGCCATCTGCTCGACTTCGAGATTCGGCAACTGGCACTCGGCAATCTCGAAGCTCCCAACCGATGCCGGAAACGGCTCGTCCTCATCATCTCGAAGCGACTGTAACGCCTCCAGTTCCTCGTCGGTGACAACCGCCTCGAACGTTAGCTCGACCGGCTTGTTCTGTACGAACGACTGATAGTCAAAGTCTCTGTCAACGGTTTTCTCCGGCGCGTTCCAACCACCCACCGTTCGAGCGCGAAACGCGCCGTCCAGTTCAACCGGCCCAAGTGTTGCTGTTGTCATAGGTTCAGACCCTCCCCGTTCGAGATTTTACGCTCCAACTGTCGAAGCGCGTCAGTTGCGCCGTCCTCAATCAACCGCTCGATCTGTTCACGAATCTGCTCGACACTCTGCTCCGCATTGATAGTAATGTCCTGTTCAACGCTCAGGGTGATTTCTGTTGTCCCACCCGCGCTGTCATCGCTGTCGGACTGAAGCTCGTCGGACGCCGCCTGTGCCGCCGCTCGTGGGTCGAGTGGGTCGTCTCGAAGGCTATCCATGCCTGCGGCCACAGACGAGCCAGCATCGCCGCCTACGTCCGTCAGATTGGACGCCACACTACCGAGGTTCATTGCCTCGCCAATCACGTCGTTGTTCGACTGCACACCGCTGGCGATTGTGGACATCATACTCGCGCCGCTTTCAGTCAAATCAGCCAACGGCCCTTGTTGGGCGTCACTAAACGGCAGATACTCGCGGGCTTCAGTGAGTGTGTCAGACATCGCGTTCACAACGCTCTGACGTTCGTCAGAAACGCCTTCACCAAAGGTACGTAGTAACGACTGTCCCGATGCCGTAAGGTCGGAGAGCGGGCCGACTGGCGCGTCAGAGAACGGTAGTCTGTCGCGGGCATCAGACGCCATGTTAGACACCGCATCCACTGGTGCCGACGCCGCAGATTCTATTCCATCCCGAAGCGTCCGCATCAGGCTCACCCCAGCCTCACGATACTGGTCAAGTTCAAGTACGTCCAACGGAAGCGGAATCGCATCGTCCAACGCGGATACCACCGCGCTCTGTGCCGCAACGTACCCATCAGCAACCGCCTCAATAATAACACGACCAGCACGAAGCCAGTTTCGCGGGTCAAGTAGCTCTTCCGGACTCCCGAATATCTCGTCAATCTCACTATACACGGCTCTGGCACGGTCGCTCAGTCCAGCGGCCACTTCGAGGATTATCTGCCCACCCTGCCGGTACAAGTCACCAAGTGGGTGCAACTCAAGTAGCGTGTCGAACACTGACCACAGCGATTCTACCGGAGCATCGGCGGCTGACCGAATCCCACTGGCAATCATACCGGGAATCTTTGGGCCAACACCCGACAGATTAGACAGTGGGCCGGTATCCGCGTCGGAACCGGGGAGCAACGACATCAACGAATCGGCCATGCTCTGAACCGCATCAACTACCAGTTGAATACCACCGACAATCCCACCCGCAATCGCCGACAACGCGGTTACGCCAAGCTCTCGCCAGTTGGCGGCGTCGAATATCCCCGTAACAATATCCCACACGCCGCCCAGTAGCAACGCCGCGCCGACTACCGCACCGACAGCGGCAGTCACCGGATTCACCACCGCAAGGAACCCAGCCCCGACCATACCAACCGCAAGCGCAATGCCACCGAGTATGCGGACAACCGGACTTACGACATCCCACACCTGCCCCATCACGCCCAAAAACGTCTGTATGTGTGGCTCCGCAACCTCAAACGCCTCACGTAGATGGTCAACAGCCGCCCCGCCGTACTCGACAATAGCCCCGAACGGTACTATCGCATCAATCACCGTCCAAACGGCTTCGGAAAATCTCACTACCTCGGCGACCACCGATACAATACCAGCCACCACTACAGCCAACGCGCCACCAACAACCACACCGAGTACGTGTGCAAGAACGCGAACCGCAGGCATAAGCGCAGTAGCCGCCGACTGTATCCCGCCAAATGCCGAACGGAACGCCGATGAAATCGTCTCAATGTTAGTCTGTAACCCCATAATATCCTCTTCAAACAGGACTTTGAGGGCTTCAAACGTGGCTATCAACACCCCAACAACAGCTACAACAGCCAGTATCGGCTTCAGCAACATCGTAATCGACCCTATCAGTGCCGGGATACTGGCACCGGATAACAGCGTCTTGATTTTGGTCAGCGTAAACAGTTGGCCGGTAAACAGACCAACAGAACTGGCCGCTGTCCCAAGTAACGACCCAAACCCACTCAACGCGACCATCTTGGCCCCGATAGCGGCTGTAACCCCGGCAAAAGCAAGAGTCAATCCAATTAGTAGCTGACCGAACCGCTCCATGACCTCAGCATCCGAGTTCAGGATGTTGACGAAATCACCCATCCGCATCGCCAACCACTCAATTGACGGGCCGACACCCTGCAAGATAGCGAACTTCATGGCATCGAACGAACTACGGAAAAACTCAACCGCCCCAGCAGTCGTGTTCATCTGACTCTGCCCAAGCTCGCTCGCAGTGACCATCCCACCGATTGAATCCGCAAGCTCATCAGTAGACACGCTCGCGTCTGTTACATCCCTCGCTAACGCCTGCGCTGAATCATCAGATACGTCAAACGCCGCCGCCATACGAAGCTGAATATCCTCTTGGCTTTCGCCTTGCTCGTGCAACTCCTCGAAATGCTCAATCAACTCAACTGGGCCAAAGTCCTGCGGGTCAAGCGGGTCGTCCATCCCCAGCAACGTCGAGATTTCGGCAATCTCCTCGTCTTCCAACTGCCGCAAGTCGCCGATAGCACCCTTAATCTCCGTCCGCATATTATCAGCTATCTTCGTAGATAGCTCATCGGTATTATCAAGCAACGGAAGCAACGCCCGCGCACCACGCCGTCCAGCCAACTCCGTCGCAATCCGAAGCCGGTCGGCCTGTCCTTCTGCCTCGTCAAACCCTTCAGCAAGCGTCCCAAACACCTCGTTCAGATTGCGTAGCTCACCCTCCGAATCGAGCAGGTCGTCAATCTCAACGTTAATCTCCCGAAGGGTGTCACCGGCCTGACCCTCGTCGGTAATCCGCTGTAAGACCTCTCGCAGTCCGCCAGCCGCCCGACGCCCGGACATCCCTTGGTCAGCCAAAACACCGACAGCGGCGGCGGCTTCCTGCACCTCAACACCCACCGTGTTCGCAACCGGCGCGACCCTCTGCATCCCGTCGGCCAACTGCTGTAGATTAATCGCGGAGCTACTGAACGTCCCGGCAAGGCTTGAAGTGACCTGATTGATATTCTGGGCTTCAAGGTCGAACGCATTGAGAATCTGTGCCGTCGTCGTAGCCGTCTCGCCCATCTCCATGATGGACGCCGTTGCGATGTTCGCCACACCCTCGGCGGCGGCCATTGACTCTTCGGCGTCGAAGCCAGCAAACGACAACTGTTCCATCGCATCGGCGGCTTGGCCCATCGACACCGGCAGGTCACGACCAACACGAGAAGCCGTCTCGATAATCTGTTCCATCTCCTCGTCGGTTGCTCCGGCCACCGCCTGCATCCGAGAAAAGGTCTGCTCAGTGCGACCGTGAGCGCGAACCAGACTACCGAGTGTTGCCACTAAACCAGTTGTCACAGCCGCAGACGCGGCAAACGCACCGGCCATCCCTCGTGCCGAGGACTCGGTACCTTCAAATGAGTCGGCAGTCTGGTCACCAGCCGACGAAGCATCCGATAGCGTGCTTGTCGCTTGGTCTTCGGCTGTAACAATCGTGGCTATGCGCCGAACGTTTCCTGAAAACATGAGTTATCTCCGTTGTGTTCCCCGTATGGCGTTCACGTGCTGATTACCGTTTCATGGCGACGGACGTTTGGTGTAACCGGACTGTCGGTGGAATCCACAGTGCGTGACACCGTAGATGGGGAACCCGAACTGTATCGTGGTATCTGCTTTCGACCTTGGTCGCTCTCGAACCGCCGTAGCTCAGTCAAGCACGTGTGATAGTGCAGTGTTTTCTGCCAGTTCCAACTAACAACCTCACCGAGCGGGTCGTTCGTATCCAAATCGAACTCAGTAGCTATCCGAGTCTGGATTAATCCGGCTGGACTTCTGGCCCATCGTCGGGAAAATCCATCATATCGCCAAGGCCAATTGCCTCGCTGACCCTGACCATCAGCCCAATCCGTTCACTGGTTCGCAAATCGCGCCATCGCTCCGGCGTTATCTCCGGCTGGGTAATCGCGCTCTTGACCAGCTTATACATCCGGTCGGCTGTTCCGCCGTCGTTCTGTTCAGCTTGGGCCATCATGTTCAGCACCGCATCGTCGTCAGGGTCTTCCACGACGAACTTCATCCCCTTGAACGTGATTACCTGTTTGGTTGGTTCACCACCGAGCGTCCATTCCTGCTCGGCGATTGCCTCAACGTCAATCTCTTCCGCGTCAGTCGTGTCAGTGTCAGTCATAGTACCCTCGTTTACCCCGCTGTGTTGTTATTCCTTTGGAAATGGTAAATATATATCCGTATTTCAAATATAGATATAGATTTACCACCCACGCCGATTAGCTGTGGTCGATGGTCGCACCCTCGAACTCGCCTTCGTACATCGGCATCTCCGACTCCTCGTAATCGTCGGATGGGCCGAACGACATCATCCGGCAGTTTTCAATCGTGGTTGATTCTCGCGGCTCCGCCTCGGCATACGTAATCGTCACCGAGAACGATTCGTTTTCTTGGAACAGTTCTTCCATCGCCGGGATAGAACTGGACGTAGCTTTGATGCTAAACGTCCCAGTGTACTCCCCGCTACCGATAACCCACTGGTCTTCGTCGCCTTCGGCGTTGAGCGTGCGTTGCAGTTCATGGTCACGTGACTGGTCGTAGCCAATAGAATCGAGTTGAGCCATCGACTCACCATCAATAGTGACCGTGATTTCTCGTGCGTCAAAGTCTCCCATATTAGTTCACCTCCATTATCACACTGTCAGGTTGAGTGTGACACTGAACTGGTGGACGTTACCAGCAAGCGTCACGTCGATGTTGATTCCAGCCCACTCCCGGTTCGCCCGCTGACTCTGTGTGAGGTCGTCCACTTCAGGAATCGTCACACTGTAATCAGACAACGGACCACCGCCACCAACCTGCTGACTGAGCGTTTCAGAAATCACGTTCTGAATCATCGCCCGACCATCCTTGGTGAACGGAATCTGGTCTTTCCGCAACCGGAGACTCGTCAACTCACGCTGAACCTCCGCCGCGAGGAAATCCTGTGTCCGCCCAATATCGAAGAACTGGTAGTCACTCGCGCTACCAGCCGTCGTCACCGAATTGGACAACACCTGCGTTCCGGCCTTCGATATTACGACGTTCACGTTTCCTGTTTCATCGTCCTCGTCGCCACCTTCAAAGGTGCCGGGCGTTTCGGCACCGCCGACCAGCGAGTCGCGGTAGAACTCCGTCGAAAACGGATACCCAGTCCCGTCGTAGAACGGGTCAAACCACGGGTCGTTGACCGCCAACTGTCCGAGGATGTATCCCTCAACCGCATCCGAGGATTTGTGAGCTACAGCCAGCAAATCACCCGACGGGACGAACCCAAACGTGTCATGGTACACGTCGAGTGCGTAGTCATCGTCCTCAACCGCCCGGCCATCAATGCCAGCGGCAACCATACCCATATCGTTTCCGCTTGCATGGGAAACAACCGCATCCAGCGTCCCGATGTTTTCAACACCGAACTTCCGGTTTGCCACGCCAACACGGTTCACGTCGTCGCCCAGCCCCTCCAGACCAGACCAGTTGACGTAGTAGAACGTTAGTTCTACCTCCTCGTCAGCATACGCCTCACCGTCAGCGGTGTTGATGACGACATCGTACTCTTCGTCCAGATTATCGGATTCAGCCAGCCCAGTCGTAAACTGGATGGTTTCCTCATCGTCGCCCTCTGGCTCTGGTGTGCCGAGTATCGGGCCGCTGTGTAGCTCAGTTGTCGTCCCTGCTTCGAGTGTCGCTGTTTCCTCGTTCGCTTCGAGCGCAAGCACATACCAGTAGCTCGCGCCCATCTCCTGTACTGCCTGTGACGCTTCATGGGCATCGGTGTTCTCACCGTAGTCGTCAGCTACGTCACTGGCTTCTGCATAGCGGTTTAGTTCGCCAAACTCTGCATCGTCTGGCGTTTCGTACATCGTCGTTACCAGCCCCACGTCGGTAAACGTCGGTTGCGGGATTGCGCCGGTTTCCGCCGTAAGGTCAAGGTCTACAACCTCAACTGGCATTGTTAGTCACCTCTTTGGTGTGTCTGTTGTTCAGTCATAAGTCGTTTTTCGCACCTCAGTTGATTACCGTTTCCTCGTCCTGCACCACCGGTATCACTTCCGAAAAGGAAGATGTATGGCGCGTAAAGGCCGTCATCGGAACACGGTACGTATTGCCACCTCGCGTCGGTGTCGGTGAACTGGCGGGTTCGACCACGACCGGTCGTTCGCCATGCTCACCCACGCTGTTAAGCGTCCGGCTCCCGCTGAACTGCACCCACTTCCACA